TGAAGCCTGCGCCCTGTGATGTGCCCTTGTCGAATGGACGATAAAGGTCATACTGTGCGCAACCTATTGGTGTAGAATAAGCTGGAACTTCTACTGGTGTATCAACTGAACCCGAGCTGTAAGTTGGAGTTGCACCATCTAGTGGATTCCAACCACTGACTGTATCGCCCCAAGTTACTGCTGAACCAGTTCCATTTGCTGGAACGACTCTTGCATCACCATTGGCGTCTGCAACCACTGAAAGAATTGTTCCTTTAGTAAGAACAATCTCGAAGCGATCATCTTCTGAATCGAGGTACCATGTTGGCAAGCTGGGATGTGGAAGCAAGTAAGCTGCTGGGGCGACACCCTCAGAAACTACGAAACGACCGGCACCTGTCTTGGAATGTACCTTACGAAATTTTGCTAAACTCATTTTTATCTCCTCTTGTTAAATTAGATTAGAGTTTACGTCTGCCCATTAAGGCATCTACGAAAAGCTGCTCAAAAGAGTCTTCAGTTTTTTCTTCTTTTACCTTTGGTTCTTCGTCAACTGTAACAACGTTTTGTTCCTCTGCTACAGCTAATTCTGATTCCATTGTTGGTACTTCAAATGACTTGGACTTTTTTTCAGGAAGCTTGGCGAGGTCTCTCAAAGAATCAGCCAAGGACGATGCCGTTCTTGCGCTGTGATCTTCTACGAGCTTATCTCTATCGCTTGCTGATTCAAGTGCAAGAGCAATCTTGGTATCAACAACTCTTTCGGCAAGAGTTTTGTGAAGAGCTGCCTTTAGGCGAGCATTTTCTTCCTGTAAGGTTTTGATCAATTTTTGTATTTCATTTCCTTGCTCATCACCTTTGTTTTCTTGGGCAATGAGGTCATCGGACTTGATCTCTTCCTTTTCAGGATCTTGTGCATCTGATTTTTGTTCAGATGCCTCTTGTGACTCTTCAGTTTTTTCGGAATCAACATCCTTTGCGGCTTGTTCTTCCGCTTGCTCTGAATTGTCACTAGAGACTTCTTGTTGCTTTTGTTCTTCGACCGGTTTTTCAACCTGTTCTTCAGCAACAACTTCTTTTTCTGCAGGCTTTTCTTCTGTTGTTTCAGTAGCTGCTGCAATGGTGGAAAGATCTTGGCTTAGCTCTTCTGCTACAGTCAAAATATCTTCCTTTGCTTGAACATCTTCCATGCTTGTATTCTCCTCAGATGTTGTTTTATTTGAATCTTTATTAAATAGTAATGAATTCTCTATATTATTGCTATTTTCGCTTTCCTGTACGGCTAGTGCAGCTAGAAAAGCACCTTTAGTGTGCAAGTAAACTGGTCTTGATTCTTTCTTTTTTAGATCTTTTAGAATTGACTCGTTTTCTTGCAATGATATTATATCTTCTTGGTCCATGTGAAGAACAAAAGCTGCGCTTTTTGCTATCCATGTATCTGAGTCTGACACTGGCATTTTTGAACCTATAGCCTTTGTATCTCTAACCCCAGACCTTTGATCTGCTGGCTGATTAACAAATGAGTATTCTTTAAATGAGATATCCTGCATGTCTATAAAAGCTAATTTACCCTTATAAACTTGACCTCTTTTATATTTTGGAAACTTTGGTTTTCCGTTGGCATCTTCTTTGGCGAGGTCATCTCCGGATATTGAGCAAAGAGCCTTTCCGGCTCTACCGCCTACTGAACCAGTTAGATATCTTTTATCTGCTATTTTTTGAGCGGATAGTGGGTCAGTAATTGCTATTTGAAGCCTAACATAAGATGCTCCATCAACCTCTTTTTCCATTTTTGCAGCCATTACTCTGCCAATTGGCTCAGAGTTTAAATCATGATTAAGAATAATTGGCTTTGGATATGGCTCAACCCAAGACTGTAATGCCTTTTCTAATTCAGCTGCAGAATAATTATTGTAGTTAGCGGTGAGTCCGCTCGTGAATAGCAGCTACCTCAATAATTAAGCCATGATTAGAATTAAAGTTTTCAGAAAAGTCGTATTTAGAATCAGAAAGATTCGGAAATTCTACTGTGAAGTTTTCTGTAAAATCAAAGCTCATTTTAGACCTCTAAGTTTAACTATTAAATATAGTACATTTCTTTTTATAACATTAAACAATTTTATATAAATATATCAGACTTTTACTAGGTTGTCTAGTTTTTCTGAACTTCTATTATCTCCAATTTTAAGATACTCAGATAAATGAACTGGAGACATAATATGAGGAGCATATATGTATGAAGCGCAATATAGATTAAGATTATTCTTACTAGCGTTTTTTGACCAACCAAGATCTTCACCCTGCTGATGAAATTCGTAATCTACATTCATATAGGTTTTTTTTGACATCATTTTTGCTGCCATTATAATGTCTGATTTAAAATAAGTTCCTATAGGATAGCTTTGATCCCTAGATCCTTTCCAATCTTCTTTCCATGACATAACACTTGGAAAATTAGTGCCAACTGGAGTCATATACATTAATGGAGAAACTGCATCTGCACCTTCGTTAATATGAGCTATTAATAATTCTATTGTATTTGGATTTTCAATTAAGATATCAGAATCAAGGCTAAAATAGTAATCTGGTTGATACTCTCTAACTTTTAGGAGAATAGAATTTCTCATATTAATAATATTATGATATTTAGATAAGGTCCATTGTCTACCATTATTTTGATGCTCAAAATGAGGTATATCTGATCTTTCGATAATATCAAATAATGGAATATTTTTATCTATTTGCTTCCAGGCTCGCAAAGCTGAAACGGTTGTTTTGTCTTCGGGACTAACCTCAAAAATAAATCCAATATTTGAAATATTAATAGATTGTTTTAATATACATCTAACCCAGTGAGAAAGAATCCAGTCTCTTTTATATATTGGACATGCTATAATAATTTTCATTATTTAGATTCTTTTGGCGTCTCTTCTTTTGGCTCAGACTTTTTGTTATTCGTCTTTTTTTCTGGTTGCTTTTGCTCTTCAGTTTTTTGTTCTACTGGAGCCGACTCTTGCTCTTGCTCTGAAAAAATTATCTCAAATCCCTCTGCAAAAACGTCAATTATTTCCGTAAGGATCTGCATTGCGATTCTTAGTTGATTATTATCAACAGCGATCTTAAAACCTTTGATTGCATCTTCTTCTTGAAAAAGATTTTTAGATAATTCAGATGTTATTGTTAGTGGCATTATCTGTGTCCTTTGAATTTTCTTCTTTTGTGTAGACTACATTATAGTCTTTTTCTAGGACATTTTCAACTACAGATAACCAACTTAAATCTGATCTTCTAATATTTGGAGATGTTTTTTTTCCACTTTGATTTGCTGGACGAGTTGCATTTCCTGTTCCTCTTCTTTTATTTGGCAGATTTCTTTGACCACCAGTAGAAGACGCTTGTTTATCTGAATCTGCTTGAGTTTTCATTTGCGTTTGAGCGTCCATTATATCCATTTGAACTTTGCCTTGCATGGCCGCAAATAGCTGGTTTTCATCTACTTCTGGACTTAGATTTAATTGCAATCTTGCTTCACCAATACCAATTAAATTGTTTACAAATTTTTGTATTACGTGAGTTTCTTTTTTAACTTGAGTATCAACATCTATTTCATTAAACTTAAAGTAACAACGGTCTGAAATACCATCTGTTGTTGGGTTAAGCACTGGGTCATATCCAGCCTCAAACAATAACTCATTGAATATGTGTAGTCTTATCATTTCTGAAAATACTTTTTGATAATTTTTTATTTTATCATAAAGAGCAACATCCAGTCTATCGGTTACTGATCTATTTCCACCGTTCATTCCGATGCCCAAGTGATGGGGGGCCAAGCCAAGACCAACGGATACTCTTTCTTTGAAATGATTGAGGTATTCAACTGCCTCAAGCACCTCTCTGCCAGCGCCAACAATATCTATATTGTGTCTATGCGGAAGAATTAATCCACCTTCAGATCTAAGATTTTCTATTTCTGCTGAAGCCCTATCTATTTCGTCTGGCTCAGCTGGTTGTTCGGGAGTGCCAATAGTATATTTGTATAATGGAAACAATTCTCTGTGAACCAAGTTCTGAATATCTTCTTCCATTTGTCTTAGAGCTACTACGTCATCTAAAACATTACTTAGAAATGGAGTACCAAAAGCTCTACCAGTTTTTTTATCTACAGCTATATGAATAACTCTGTCTGCTGCCCAAACAGGATCTCTTTCGTTTGGAGAATATGTAAGTGGATCTGTTGATTGCTGGTACGCTTTTGGTCTATTGAATTTGTCTCTCAGTATTCTCACCTGCTCAGTTGGTATAAGATAATATCCAACTATTGGTTGAGTAGAATTTATTGGAGTTAACTTTTCAGGAAAATACTCTGATATATCTCCACGAGCCTTAACAATAAAGGCATTGCCGAATTTAAATAATTGATCTGAAACTTCTTCAAGAAAATCTATAAAAGGTCTTTTCATGGCCATTTCCATGAAATCTATTCTTTGATATAGATATGAAACAGCTTCTGGATTTTCTCCAGATATCTGCCAGCCCTCTTTCCAAAAGAGTTCCCTATACTTATTCATAGCTTGACGAACATAAGAATCAGTGTCAACCGCTTGCATAATACGATCAAAATCGTATGGGGAAGGCTCAAAAGTTGATCTAGTATTGTAATACCACGTGTTACCTTGAAAGCCTAATGCAAGGGCTGCTATCTTCATTGTTTTCGGCAACTGCTTAACGTTTTCTGGATTTATTGTTCTGGCAACGAAATTTCTTCCAGATACATTATCCAAAGAACGAAATGGCAGATAATCTAGAATGGCCATTTTTTCTCCTATAAAAGCTATTTTAAATAGTAGCCCTAAGGCTAGCTTTTATAACTTACTTTTGCTCTATGCCAGCTCTTTCGAAGGTATTCTTAATAATAAGACCCTTTACTGCTTCAAGCCAAAAAATTGTTTCTGATTCTGGAAAGTCGCTTCGATATGAAAGATTCTTATCGCTAATCTTGATTTCTATTGCAAATTCTGACTTTTGTTCTTGTGTATTTTCTTCTGACATGTTATCTTTGTCCTCTCATGTTATTTATGATTGTTGTAAGTTGTTTAATTGTAGCATCTTTTACCACTAACTCTGTTGTTAGCTGTGCAAGTTTTTCTTGAAAAGAAGCTATAATTAAATTAACGTCTAAACCTTGATCTTGTTGAGCGGTTTTAGGTTCAATGTTTATTTTTGATTCTGATTCAGACATAACATTTGTATCGCTCTCTGGAATTGTAAAATCATCATTATCTTTACTTTGCCAATTGGGTTTTTGATTTATTTTAGACATTCTCCAATTATACCATTTCTTTTTCTGCATTGTCTAATTATAGCATAGAGTTATCCCCATTTGCACTGAGTTACTTTTTTATTTATAAAATCTAAGCCATCATGCTCCATAAATTGTTCTAGAATTCAAAAGAACACTAGAATTTATAGTCTAATTACTTTATTGCCAAATATTAATTATAATATTGCTGTCTATTTTGTTTATAGTATAAAAACTAAATATAGCTATACCATTTTACGGCGGCATACTTTGTGCCGCGCAAAATCTTTTTTACTTCATGAGTATAAGGAAATTCTGAGCAAAATACTATTATGTCGCCAGACTCTGGTTTTATTGTTTTGCTAAAATATGAAAAGTTAATCTCTCCACCAACATAATCATCATTTAAGTACATACAAGTTGATATTACTCTTTGGTTTTGGATTGATGAATCAGTGTGTACATGCATGCGATTTCCTGGTTCATATCTGAGTAAAAGTGTGCGTGTTGAAATAACCGGCTTTACTTGATATTCAGAAATATAATTATTTGTAACATAGTTCATTATAAGTTCTAATGACTCTTTTGCCCTTCTTATTGGATCCTGTGGATGGCAATAGGATTGCTCATTTGTCAATGTGTAGTCATAGCAAAATGCATCGTCAGGAACTTTTTGCGCAAATTGTGCCTTGTGCCATTGTTTGAACATGGCATTTTGGACTAATCCTTTTATGATTCTAGAGGATTTTTTTGATGTTTTATAGAGAATAATACCTGGCGCAATTATATCTTTATTAATTACTTCAATTTGCTCAATTTCTGAATCTTCTTCATGATACTGTCCAGCTATGTAATCATAGTACTTTAATACACCTGAATAATCGTGACACTTACATATCTCTTGAGATACTGGAGGATCAGGTAATGGAAGGTATCTATTTTTATTAAAAAATCTTACGTCTCCATCGCTGCCATACAGATGAATTCCATTTTTAATAGATTTATCTTGTATCCAATGTTCTGGTCTAGAAAAGTGTAAAAAAAGCTGAGTAGTCCAAATATTTTCGTCCATACTTGGATATGGAGGTCTTGCGTGCATGTGTTGCTGGCCACAAAAAATAATTGCCTCATTAATATCTTGCTTATAAAGCTCACCCTCTACAATTAATGGCCAATTTGCCGTATTTTCTATCGCTATATTTATAGATATTTGAGATCCATTTTGATCTAAGTGTTCCCATAAATTAGGAATACATCCGTTTTGAACTTGATACTTAACCGTAAAGTGATAAGCTTTTAGAATTGTACTATCGTTAAATATTTTTCTTATTTTGCCTAAAACATATTCTTCTATATCAAAAGATAAATTTATTCCAGACTCCCACCTTCCCATCATTGGATGGTACTGTTTTGCAGGTGTTCCTAGACCAACATTATAAACTTGTTTTTTAACTTCTTCAAACATTTCTTTTGTAAAAAAATTTTTTATACTATGAGAATTTATTCCTAAATCTGGAAGTGGAAAAAGTTCTTTTTTAGTTATTATTTTTTTCATATTTAATAATTTCTTTATTTTTTAATGTTTCACCATGTCTAGAGTAAGGTAGTTTATGGTAATTTTCGTTATATTCTGTCCATTTTGTTAACATTCCGCTTTCGCAACAAAATGCTAAAATATCTTCTTTGTATATATCTCCATATTTTCCTTTTAATGTTCCACTTAGTAACTTATTTAATTTAATTAAAGACTGATCAGATTGATTCCAAAAATCTTTTTTATTTTTGTCTGCCCAAGGTCTGTGAGTTGCTATTCTACTATGTTTTTCGTCTGGATATTTTTTTTCCATTTGATGCCAAGATAAAAGTTTTGAAGTTGCAAAAAATCTCCAGCCCCTACACCACGACTGAATTGTTACATATGGTTCTTCTGCGTGAAAGTTTATCTCTGGATCTAATGGAACTTCTTGTACGTAACTCCTATCAGCAAAACACCAGGTAAAATGCACCCAATATCCCTGGTGAACATTTTCATCTTCTGGTACATTATCAGCTATTGGAAAATTATATCCAGGCACAAAACCTGGATCAAAATTTCTACCCAAAGAACCTTGTCCGATGAAAGACGTTTTTTGTTCTTCCATTGTATGTTTTGTTTATATCAAAATTACTTGCAGTAGTTACTGAAAAATCTGCCTGACAATAGGTTAATACTGCTTTATCTGTTTTCTTTTTACATTTTTGATATTCTTGTATAGTTAGTTCATCCCAGTTTTCTGCAAAACGAGTATGACCACATATATAAAGTATATAATCATATTTATAATCAACTATTGTAGTCAAATTTCTGGCCCATAAAATTCCTCTGTAATTTATAGTATTAAATTTTCTATATATTACTTCTTCTTTTTTAAGAAAATCTAAATTACAAAAATCAAGTTTATTTTCTTGTTCGTCAACTATAGAAAATAATATTTTGTTTTTATTTGATTTTTTATCAAAACAATCTAATATGGTTTCTCTTAATTGCTTTTCTCCATAAGAAATTATAGAAACTAATATGGTTGCCATTTTATTACCATTTATTCAATGGACACTTTGCATTTGCTAATTTAACTTTCATTGGCATAATGCATCCGCATTCTCTACATTGTTTTGTAGCGGATATAAACTTATCGCAAGATTCACATATTTCTAATCTTTTACTGCTCTCTAAGTTATCT